AGGTACAAGGTATTACTGGAGTTCCTTAATACTATAAATAACAAAGTTAAATATTCTGATGTAACTAATGAGGAGGCGGTGGTAGAAGGAGGGTATTCTCCACCAAAGTCCGAAGCTCGAGCCTTAGTTAGAGTAAATAAATATGTTTATAACGGAATCGATAAGGAAAAAGTCACTACTAAAATTAAAAGGAATTTGTATACCTTGATCGGCTACATGCACACCTTCCGTTTCCTTCATCAAATTAGCACTTATAACATCGAAACGGATAGAGAATTGTTTGAAAGTAGTTTCGTAAGATATACGTGGGATAAACCCGACCTTACCCAAGAGGAGGTTGATCAATACATTGTGCTCTCCGCAGAAGTGGTTATAGCTTCCAATATTCAACGACGCGTCGAAAGACTTCAACAATTGCTAGACCAAAACGCAGAAGATACGGAAGGTCGACGAATGGCAATGAGTTTGGTGGAAGCTATTAATACGGCGCAAACAGAATACAACCAATGCGTTAACCGACAAACCAAACTACTCAACGAGCTTAAGGAAAAGAGAAGCCAGCGTATGAGTAAAATGATGCAAGAGTCGGCTTCTATATTAAACCTTGTAGAACTTTGGAAAAGCGAGGAGTCTAGACATAAAATGATTAAGATAGCTGAGCTTAGAAAGAAGAACGTCTCCAAGGAAATAGAAAGGCTGACCTCAATGGAAGAGATCAAATCTCGCATTATGGGGATAAGCGAAGAGGAAGTTTTAAATGGTTGAATGTAGTGTTTGCAAAAAGGAATTCGAAGGAGATAAAAATCTTCATCTGCATATCAAAGCTCACAAGCTTTCTATAGGTGATTATTATCACACTCAGTTTCCCCGCTATGATCTGCACACCAAAGAGCTCATAAAGTTCAAAAATAAAGAACAATATCTTTCCGCCGACTTTAACAACAAAAGAAATTTAAAAAGTTGGCTAAAAGAAGCTCCCGTGGAAAAGGCTAGAAAATATTGCAAAGGGCTTTTAACAAAAAGAAAGAGGGAGAAAGGTCTTAAATACACCCCTACTGAAGTGGAGCTACGAACGCTTTTAGTGCCCCCTATTTCCTATTACCAAATAATTTTCCAAGACTACTATAAGCTGTGTGAAGAAATAGGATTTGAGAATAAACTTTCACCCCTACCTGCTTGCGGAGTGGATGGAAAAATAAAATTCAAGGAGGATTTTGATGAGGATCATCTCATATATATTGATTCGCGGGAACAAAACCCACTACAGATAAAAGACTTTCCAACCGAAGTAAAGGGGCTCAAATTCGGAGACTATTGCCTTAACGACAAGGAGAAAACCGGGAACTGTTATATCGAGAGAAAGTCTGTCCCTGATCTTATCGGGACCTTGAGCGCCGGTTTGGAAAGATTTGAGAATGAAATAAAACGGGCCAAGGAGGAAGACGCGTATATGGTGATTCTTGTGGAAAGGAAACTGGAGGAGTGTTTGGCATTTAATAGGCTGCCGTATGTGTACAAAAAAAATACTCGCGTAACTCCTGATTTTATTTTTCACAACGTCAGGGAATTGATTCAAAAATTTCCACACATTCAATTCCTATTTGTTGACGGAAGGGTGGAGTGCGTAAGGATCGTCAAAAAATTCTTACTAACCCAAATATTAAAGACCAAATTTGATTTGCAGTTAGCGTACGATTTAAAGTTATTGTGATATGTGGTATTGTCCGGAAAAATATAAGCGCCCTATTATCGACATGAACAAAGAGGCTCTTGCGCTGAAAGGGGAGCTGGGGGATCGACAAGCTAAAATCACATTAGCTAAATTCATGAGGTCTAATCTGGGGTTCACTACTGAACTTTTATCAGGAATTAAATTAGCTCTTTACCAAGAGATAACCCTTAAGGCGTTCTTTAACAGAAACTTTAACATGTGCGTATGGGGACGTGGCTGTGGCAAAAGTTTTATCGCAGCTGTTTATTGTTTTCTTCAATGTATTTTTGAGCCCCGTACCAAGATCCTTATTGCGGGGCCGACTTTTCGTACCGCTCGTTTTATTTTTAATAATATAGAAAAAATAGTGGAGTCAAAGGAAGCTCAAATGTTGGCTCACGCTTTCGGTGCTAAATCCAAACGCAACGATCAGTTCGAGTGGAAAATTAACGAGGGCACTATAACAGCTATTCCGTTAAGTGGGGAAAAGATTCGTGGTTTTCGCGCTAATGTTTTAGTTCTTGATGAGTTCTTGCTGCTTCCCGAAGATACCATCAAAACAGTGTTGATGCCTTTTTTGGTGGCCCCTCAAGACATGGCAGAGAGAATAAAAATAAGGGAGATGGAAGATGATCTTATTGAGAAGGGCGACATGAAAGAGGAGGAGCGGATTGTATTTACAAATGATTCAAAAATGATAGCGTTGTCTTCTGCTAGTTATAGTTTCGAAAACCTTTATCGCACCTATAAGGATTGGATGGGCAATATTTATTCGGATGATATTATGCAATCTGATTATTTTATTTCGCAAATGGGATTTGATTCTATTCCCCCTGATATGATTGACAGCACTGTTATCGAAGAAGCCCAAGCAGGGGGAGCTTCCAACTCCTCCTTTTTAAGAGAATATGCAGCTCAATTTACTGATGGAAGTGATAGTTATTTTAGCGCTAAGAAAATGCATCAATGTACTATCCCTGATGGAGAAAAGCAGCACACTTTAGTGAAAGGAGAAAAGGATAAAGAATATATTTTGGCTATTGACCCCAGCTTTAGTAATAGTCCTAGTTCTGATTATTTTGCCATGTCTGTGCTGGAGCTAGATGAAGAGAAAACTACGTTTTCCACACTGGTGCATGGGTATGCGGTAGCGGGAGGGGATTTAAAAGATCACATAAAATATCTCCACTATCTAGTGACTCACTTTAATTTTTCCATGATTATCATAGATAACGCAGGTTATCAATTTATAGATAGCGCCAATGAATCAGAACTTTTTCAGAGCACCCGTATAAAAATTAAATTTTTTGATTTCAACAGCGATAAAGAAGGAGTCGATTATCAAAAGATGCTTCTTACGGCAAAACACCAATACAACAAAAAAGAAAACGTAATCTGTTTTAAACAGTTATTTTCCACTACTTTTTTACGGGAAGCCAATGAATACCTACAGGCTTCCATTGATCATAAGAGGATATGGTTTGCTTCACGGACAGCTGCCTGTGGAAGTTTTTTCGATAGAGTTTCCTCACAAGCTGTTCCTATCAAGCTTATGCCTTATGAAAATAAAGGGGATTTGATAGAATTTCAGGACGACATTGTTTATCAATCAAAGAAGCAGTGCGCCCTAGTGGAGGTGAAAACCACCGCCAAAGGCACTCAGACCTTCGATTTACCTCAACACCTTAAGAGAAGTACTTCGGCCAATCGAGCACGAAAAGATAATTATACTACTTTAATGTTGGGGAACTGGGCGGTTAAGTGTTATAATGATCTTAAAAATACTAAGGTGGAGCAAATTAATCATACATTTACTCCCAGAATGATAGCTTAGGTGTAAAATTAAAGTAAAACATGGCGGTAAGGAAGAAAACAGAACACGGTGCGGAACCTTTAATGGCTAAGCACGAAACTGTAGGTAACTCTACTCGGACGCGCCGAAACAAGGCCGCGGACATCGTGAGGACTGACCGCTTCAGGAATATTGAAAACGGCATGATACCGTTTAAGTATTCGCGGGGAGTCTCTAACAACTCCAATATCGAGGTTCGAGATACAATTATTTTATGCCAAAAGGCTTATTATAACTTTTCGGTTTTTAGAAATACTATTGATCTGATGACTGAGTTTTCCATTAGTAATCTATACTATACTGGTGGAAGCCGCAAGTCTCGTGAATTTTTTGAAACCCTTTTTAAAAGGATAAATATAGACGATTTGCAAAGTAGATTTTTTCGGGAATATTACAGGTCTGGAAACGTTTTTATTTACCGGTTCAATGCGGAGATGGATAAGTCCGACGCATTTAAAATTAATCAGACCTTTGGTTTAAGTGAAGCTAATGAGAATATTGAAATTCCTTCCAAGTATATAATCCTTAACCCTTCCGACATTCAGCTTCAGGGAAGTATAGCCTTTAGCACGGGAGTTTATTACAAGGTGGTTACAGACTATGAGCTGCAGATTTTGCGTCACCCCCAAACAGAGGAGCAAAAGGAAGTCTTTGATAGCCTTCCGGAAGAGACTAAAAAACTAATTAACGACACTAAAGATGTAGGCATGTCGGCAGTTACGATTCCGCTTAATACCGACAGGTTAGTAGCTGTTTTTTACAAGAAACAAGACTATGAGCCGTTTGCGGTACCAATGGGTTATCCAGTGTTGGAAGATATCAACTGGAAACAGGAGATGAAACAAATGGATATGGCGGTAGCGAGAACCACCAATCAAGCTATCCTCCTAATTACTATGGGGTCAAAACCTCAAGATGGAGGAGTAAATCAAAGAAACCTAATGGCCATGCAGAAGCTTTTTGAAAATGAGTCTGTAGGTCGCGTACTCATTTCAGATTACACTACTGATGCTAAGTTCGTTATTCCCGACATAGGTAATATTTTGGATCCCAAGAAATATGATGTTGTCAATCAGGACATCCAGATGGGATTGAACAATATCCTTCTGAGCGACGAAAAATTTGCCAATACCAGTATTAAAGTGCAGGTTTTTATGGAGAGACTTAAGCAGGGTCGTAGGGTTTTTCTAGAAAACTTTTTGATGCCGGAAATTCGTCGAGTATCTAAAGAGATGGGTTTCAAGAATTATCCGGATGCCCATTTCGAAGAGGTTGACCTGAGAGACACATCTGTTTACTCGAGGATTTATAGTCGCTTAATTGAACTTGGTGTTCTTACTGCGGAAGAGGGTATGCAAGCTATTGAATCCGGACGTTTCCCTACTCCTGAAGAATCCTTGGAATCACAAAAGAAATTCCAAGAGATGAAAAACGAAGGGTTATATGAACCGTTAATAGGAGGAGCTAAAATGCCACAAATGACGGGGCGTCCTCCCGGAGTCAAGAAACCCAAGGAAGAAGATAAGAAAACTCCAGTAGGAACTAAAGCGACACTTAATTTCAGTCTTTCCAAGATACAGGAACACTTAAATCTTTCGGATAAATTAAACCTAGAAGTAGAGGCTTCCTTGAGGCAGATTCATAAACGTAAAAGGTTGAGCAAACAACAAAAAGAAGTAGCGCGAGAAATAACGAATATAGTAATCGCAAACGAGGATCCACCGAACTGGTTGGCCAAGGCGGGACGGTATGCAGCCGAGCCTACAGACAGAAACCATGAAAGAGTTAAGGAGGTTCAAGATGTGGCTTATGAGCATCAAGTGGACGACTTCTTAGCGGGAATATTATATGCAAGCGTTCATGAAGGAGAAAAGTAATGGCGAGGCCAAATGTAATTTACAATTGTCAGGCTTTATACGTCGGGCCTGCGCCGGAAACTGGATATAACTTTGTACCTTACACTGGGGGAAATCCAACCAATGATCATTCAAACCTTTATCAACAACTAAACCTTCTCCACAGCATCGACAGAATCCAATCGGTAAGTTACTCTATCGATGTTCCCCATACAAATATAAATGAACTGGGTGCGAGAGGATTAGTGGACAGACCTATTATTAATTCCCCTACTGTTAGTGTGGATTTTGCGTATTTTTTATGTGGCACCAAGAATGAAGCTAGATTAGGATTTAATGTAAATTTTCCTAGGTTTGAGTATCCCCTTGAAGGAGCGCCCTATTACGACGATAATCTTAACGTTTCTCTTTTGTCTGGATTTTTCGAAAAAAATAAAAGTCGAAAAATAAAAAGAGCAGATCAGGATTTCGCCGTTAATCAATATCGTGACTGTAGGAACATTTACGTAGCAGTTAATCAGGAAGGGGACGATATTGACAAAGCTTACTTTAAGGAGGATTTTACTCTTCCTGATTTATATCAGGGAATTGATGAGGACGCACCTAATTATCACGTTATTTCATTTGGTAATTGTTATTTGAATTCTTACTCTACTAATGGCGCGGTTGGTGGATTTCCCTCTGCGTCAGTTTCTTACACTTCCTATAATGTCAATTTCGACATGAGCGGGAGCGGTTTTATAGCCCCAGATATTGAAACAAAAAGTGGAAAACTTAATGGAAGTAATGAGGTAGTTATACCTCGCGTACTTGCGGAGGAAGGATATTCCGCACTTAATCCCGGAGACATTACGGTTACGACGGATTCTTTTTCTGGTCTTGGTGTGGATTTCGACAAGCTTCACGTTCAGAGTTATTCCATAGAAATTAATTTAAATAAGGAGCCCCTTCCTAATATGGGATATCGGTTCCCCGTTGACAATAGACCTAATTCCCCTGTTTTTGCTAATCTAAGTTTAAATGGAATAGTTGAGTCGGGCAATAGTGGTTCTTTGGTCGATTTAGTCTCCATTAATAGTGGTTACGACTTTACGATAAAAGTGGATCCTAATAGTAGTTGTCCGGGTAGTACGGCGGCACCCATTAATGCAGGGGCTATTCCTATCATGCGGGAAGACGAAGCTTTAAGGTATTCTTTTGTGGGGGCTAAATTAGAAAATTTTAGTTATTCTACCGATATCGGAGGGAGTAAAACCTTTGACGCTTCCTTTAACGTGGAAATAGATCCCGATAATAGAACCAAGGGTCTTTTTATAAGCGGTGTCCTCGGAGCCGAAAAAGTGGAGGACTTTATTCTTCTTGAGGGAGGAAACGACAATAAATTCTATTTACAACAGGAAACAGATGATTTATTTGTGACTAATCTTATTCCTTTGTATTAAATAGTGTATATAATAATAAGGTATAAGGAAAAATGGCAAATAAAAAAATATCTCAATTAACGACGGCATCGAGCGTTGACGCCGGAGATTTTTTCCCTTTGGCGGGAAGCGTAGGTGGGGGTTACATTACGGAAAAAATCGATGCTACCGGTGTGGCAGAATACGCGTTAAATCCCATCAGCGCCACACAAGTCTCCGGACTAAACAAAAATTTCTTTATTAATAATACTTCTTGGGATACTGCTGCCGCAACCGTTACTCAAAACCCCTACCTTCAAGTCAGGCAAACAGACGGAAAGTTGGTCACGGGAAGCGGTATCGGGAATGCTGTGGGAGGCGACAATATGGGGAATTGTCAAGCTACTCAAACTTTGGATATGCAAAGTAATTGGATTTCCGGGGCCGACTTTAGCGTTACGGGCGTAAATGATATTTATTTTAATTCTGCGAGCGAAACTTATGGGCCGAGGATAGAAAAAGATACTTACGATCTTAAGGTACAGGCAGGGCAGGACCTCACTTTATCAGGACTTAGACACGTTAGCATTAAGGGTCAAGGTTTAGATTTAGCAGACACACCTATCTCAGGAAATGTTATTATCACCGGAGGTAATGTTGAAATTGATCCGGCAAATAAATTAATAGTAAATGAAATTGAAGCGACGGGAACCATCGGAGACAAAGCGAGTTTGAAGTTAGTGGGAGCTCTTTCTGTAACTCCCTCTTCCCTTTTGGATAATTCTACCGCTCTGAATTGGAGCTTGTCTAATATTCAATATGAAAGAATTAACCAAGATACAACCATTAGTTTTAATAATGTAGCAGACGGTCAAACCTTAACGATGTATGTAGAAAACTATCATACAACCAACCCCTATACCGCTACTTTTTCTTCGGGAGATGCGGTGGTGTGGGGATCTGAATTCAGTAACGTAGCGCCTGCGGTAGCGGAAAAGAAAGCCAATGTTTATACTTTTGTTAGAATCAATACGGGAATTTTTGCTTCGGCAGTAACCGGCTATGTATATTAATGTCAACTTTTCCCACAGCTTTCTGGAAAAAGCAACCTGCTGGTGAAGCGGAGGCTTTTAGTGTAAGCTGGGAGACGGGACTGGCTTGGAGTCGGGGGGATGGTGTCGGGGAACTTAATGTTAATACCCCAATACAATCCCAAACTACTTTTCCATTTTTGGTAGAAGACGAAGAATACTACAGTAGTTATACCACAGATATTTGGGCAGGAGACCCCGCAACGATTCCTTATTACGCATGGTATCTAACAGGAGGTTTTGACAATGCGGGGGAAAATAATCTTAGCGCTTACCATCAAGCTAATCCTTGGACACTTCATTCCACCGGGATTAGAATTGATTTTGAAGCAGATTATGATACCGCACACGTTATAGGGGCCACTATTGCGGGAAGTCGGTCGATTGAGGCGGGTTATAATTCGTTTGTTCAAAGCGGAAGTGCTACCGGTACATTTACGGTTAGCGTAGCACAAGCTCCCGCCACTTTACTAGTTGAAGCTTCTGGACTGGGAGAAGACTTTGATTATGCAGGGGGAGCCCCATCTTATGACGCAATGACCGTGTATCTAGACGATACTTTAATTTGTTCAGGAAAATTCCCCGGGGATGACCGCAACGTATTAGCTTTAAGTGCAAATTATGATATGCAACAGGTTAAACTTTATTCTGGGGCCGACTTGGAAACCATAACAAATACGACGGATAGCCCCAAAGGAGAACCACGAGCTGATTCTTCTGAGTTAGTAGATCAAAATATCCGAACCTCTTATACGACCTCTAATGGAGTGGGCACGTTTACGGGAACTAATCTGGCCGCAGGGACACATGAAATAAAAATAAACGTGTCTACTATTGATGGGATTTATAATAGCGGGGCTTTTTATGGTTTAGATTTTAACTTGACTTAATTATGGCAATTACAAGATATGCAGGTGATAGATTTACGGTAAACACTGCGGATACCAAACCTACTGGCGTTCTTGATGGAGCTTATCTAATTGATACTGGAAATCTAACCCAGTACGTGAGGAGAACGGCGGGAG